GCTGTCGACGTATTCCTCTTTACGGGAGCCGAAACCGATAACCATTTCTTTGTTGAAGAGACAAAGCGAGCAGGCCAGTCCGATCGCGGTCCAACTGAGCCCCATTTCACGGGATTTTTCGGTAATACCATTCTCCCGATTGCCCCAGCGTTCCATAATCCAGTGGATCCACTCCTCCTGCTTAGGGAAGAGTAAAAACGGAATGGTCACCGGCAGGCCATAATCAATATTACGCGGGTCCGTTGTCATGCCCCAGTCGATGATGAACTGAGCCGGATTGGTTCGGTAAAACTGCTTCAATACGGGCAATATTTCAGGGTTCTGGCGAATGCGCTGTAAGCGTTCCATCCGCCATTCAAAAACCATCTGGTAATCAGGGTTTCTGAAATCGAATTTAAACGGAAGAGGCATGATCACCCCATCATTTTGCGGTAAATCTCTGCGACCTGATCTGCGGTGAGATTGGTTGTCTCGGTCTTGATCGGTCCACCCTCCGCGCCAGTCAGTTCGGTTTTCTTAGGTGCTTCCCACCCCTGCAATTCAGCCAACTGCTTTATTGCTGCTTTCGGGTCGTGCATCTTCAATTTGATACCATCTTTCCCTGAGGTCAGTTCTGATACTGCGCTCATCGCGTCAGGATCCTGAAGGGAAGAATCCTTGAAGCTCCAGACGGCTTGATAGACAGGATTCCCGTCTTCATCCTCCCCCACGATGCTATTACTAAACTCGGCGATATCGGCGATTGAAGCACGGCCTATTTTAGACAAACGCTTAAGAGCTTCTTCGCGGGTCATGATGGCCTCATCGATGATTTCACGCTGAACAGACTTAATGAACGCCTGAACGTCGCAATTTGTCGCAATTACGTGCGCAGCTTTGCGGAGGTTGTCGCCCTTCGCTTTCCCTCCGGCTTTGCGGTAAGCCTCTGTCTGATTCTTGCCCTTGATAATGGCTAAGCTGAATCTTTTCTGAAGCGGAGTCAGCACATCGAAAAGGCGCTGCTGTTCTGCCGTTAGCTTTTTCGATGCCATGATGGTTTCCACAAGTTGTTAACATTATCGAAGCCCCTTATCAAAGGAGCTTCTGTAATGTCAGTCCCGAACGAACGTAACCTTCGTGTTTGTCGCTCGCCGTACAAGGCGCGCCGCTTCGCGTTGCATTTCATCGATAACTTTTGGCGTCATCGGCTGATGCGCATATTTACGTTCAATCTCTGCAAAAATCCCGTTCATCGTTTCGCTGTCTGGTGGGATAACTTCAACGTTTAATCGTGCCATTGGTTTGTGCTGCCCTGTTTTTCTCAAAAGTCCTGATATCAGCCTTATCCCTGTTGCACTGTGCTAACGCTGACAACAACGCAACATTCAGGTTAAGGCTGGCTCCCCACGTAAACGGGTCGGGTAAATCTGGCCGGGGTGTTTCATCCGTCAGACTGGATGGTAACGGAACGACCGGCACCGACACGTATACCGTTCGCGTATTCGTGCAACCGCTTAACTGCGCCAGAAGGAACGATACGAACAGCGCAATCATCATCCGCAACAGCCACTTTGATATCTTCCTGGGTTCTCTGTGACTCCAGTGCGATCTGCTGTTTTGCATGCTGGTTAGCCTCTATAACTGTGTTGATGATTTGCAGTGATTGCAGGACGTTACGGGTAATGGCTGTTGCTGATTCAGCATTTCGTACAGCCTCATCAGCGCGCTCCTTTTCGTGTTGATATTTGCTGTAGTAATGCCCGGCAGACCAGATAAAAGAACCGATGACGGTAACAAAGAAGGCAACAATAACCAGCTTATATCTCAGCTTCATTTACCACCCCACCCGCTTCTTTAAATCGGGCAATCAGGTCACCGATTCTATGTTCATACTGACCGTAACCTGCACCAGGTAACGACGCCCAGATATTGCTGCAACGGTCAATTGCCTGACGAATATCGCCACGGTCAATCATCGGTAAAGCGCCACGCTCTTTAATCTGCTGCAGCGCTACAGCATCCTGACTTTCTGGAGAAAAATCTTTCAGGCCAAGTTGCTTGCGGTAGGCATCCCACCAGCGTGAAAGAAGCTGGTAACGTCCGGCGGCTGTTGATTTGAGTTTCGGATTTAGCGTGACAAGTTTGCGGGGGTGATCGGAGTAATCAGTGAACAGTTCGCCGCCGACAATAACATCATAACCGTGATTTCTGGTTTTCTGCCGTCCGTTATCTGTTCCTTCTGACCATGCCACCATATCAAGGAAAGCTCTACGCTGGGAATTAAGTGTCTGCATTAATTACTCCTTATGGGCACCGAACTTGTTACCGATGACCCTCATTGCCGCACCACGAATAGCATCAACACCAATCAGCCCCACCCCACCACCAATGGCAACAGAAAGTGATTTAGGCCATCCGACATACTCAAGCGCGGATGCAAAGGTCAGCGTCAGGGCACCACAGAGCAAAATCTCAAGCGTTTTTCGTTTCCAGCCCCCATCACCGCCAAAATAGGCGATGCGCAAACCAGCCATAACGATCGACATAATCACTGCGCCCAGCGGAGTGTCTCCACGCCCCCAGCTCTGAAACAACTCCAGCCAGTCCGGCCAGGTATTTGGGTTATGAGGCATTTCATCATCTCTCACCTCGCACATATCGCGGGTGCAAATTGAGGGAATAAAAAATCCCCGAATATTCCAGGAGCGGAAACGGGGAAAGGCGTTGCACTAAATGGGCCTGTCTGCGGCCTTAAATAAAAAACCCCGGCAAATGCCGAGGTCAGTTAATCGTTGCCGCTGTGAGTGCCGCGGCGCACTATCTCTTTATCAGGCCACTTACGCGTTAAACCGGGTGCCAACCGTAACTCAGTGATGCTTTACGCTTCCTCTCCCTCACTACGTCGCCATGGGAGCCCGACCAGATTAACGCTGTCGTCACGTTGCCAATATATGGCATCCAATGCATTCTTTTTATTTAGCTATTTCATTTTTCTATCCGTCAGAAACAACAAAACCCGCTCAATGGCGGGTTCTGGTAAAGTTCATGCGCTTGATTCGCCTCGCGATACAGCTTTGCGAAGCGTACCGGAATTGAAGCAGTTTATGTGCAAAAATGCAAGAAGTTTTTTAAAGCTGCATCAGCCTTTCCACCAGTTTATCTCTGCGAACAACAAACCAACCATTGGCTCTCGCCAGTTCCAGCCATGACTCAAGGGAAATAACAATATCATCATCCCGCAACTGAATTGTGGAAACAGTGACACCGCCTCGCTGATAACAGAGAACTCGCGTGTCGTAACTTTTCTGGCATGAAACTGGCGCTGACGGATCCTTTTGTCTGAAATAGCAGTCTTCCAGCTTTTCGAACACATCCCACGCCTGATCGGTTTCGAGCATTTTGGCATGACGGGCTGCTCCGCGTTCTGTCCAGAGGATGAGGGAGCGGGCTTTCGGGGAAATTTGTAACCCTCTTAAAGATGGTTGCAAATTTTGTGAGTAGTTTAAAGCTACCCGCAAATTTATCAGGGCATCGCCAGCCACTTTGAAAAAATGCTTTCCTTCAATAAAGCGCTCAGCATTTCTGGCGTAGTTATTTTGAATGTTCTTAACTTCAGCACCGTACAACTGCGCCAAAAGTTCGGTGGTAATAACAGGAATCTGGTTATGGGTGATCGGGGAGAGAGTTTCAACAGAAATTTGAGTTGTCATAATGACGCCCTCTGGTGGTTTCTAAACCATCACCACCGTCAGGTTCCTAATCATCGGGTGGTGAGACGTACAGGGTTAGGAACTACCGGGAAACCAACCGGCGAGCTTTTCAGCTCCCCCATACGCCCCACCATAATTCAGATGTGCGCGTGCATACGACAATAAAAAACACGCTCGCGGCGTGTGTCTGTCGCGGTCTCTATCCGGGGTTCCTAATCCCGACGCCAGATTTTGCTGGCGCGTGAGGAATATAGCCCCGGATAACAGATTGAGTCAACAGACAGTTTTTAAATACCCGGAAGAGAATGCATCACGCATCGGCAGATAGAGCATATATTCAGCAAGATTTAGCCATACATCTACCCGACTGCAGCACGTCCGAAAACACCACTCAGGGTGTGCATCATTTAGCAATTCAGCCATTTTGCGCTTACTCATCCCCCGCCCTTCATATCGTTGCCGGAGGATACAAATCAATCCTGGGTGTTCTGCCAGCACTTCACTAATCACCCGATCAATGCATAACGCCTCTGCATCAGTACAATGCACCAGCCAGCTTTTTTGCTTGCCGTTGATCATATCCCGCAAAAACGCTTCCAGCTCAGGTTTCTCTATTCCCGCTTTTTTCATCCTGCGCAGGGCTTCATTGACGGCTGTTTTCGTCAATTTTTTGGATGCCAGCAACTGGTTAAACATATTTCCCGTCTTACCGCCGCCAATATACGACCAGCGCCCCCACATGCGCAGTTTTCCCTGAATCCAGACACTTTCCAGCGTGGTGAGACGAAGGTGTTCCCCGCTTTTGCCTGTATTTGTTGGGTAAATCATAAATAACCTTCCTTTCTCCAGATTTCTTGTGTGCGAAAAACACCTTCTGCATGCATCAGGCGTAATTCTTCTTTGGTGTAATCGCTGTTTTTTACCCGCCCGTCGATTAAATCGTGGCATGAGCTACAGGCAATCGCTGCCTGCATATCGTGTGGTTTTGTCGCTGTTCCACACGTCCCCGCCAGCCTGTAATGCGCCAGCACGGACGTTTCGGGATTGTGATTGCAGTAGCCAGGAATTCTGACTGTACACATCTGACCTTTTGCCGCTTTACGTAAATCCACCATTACGCAAACTCCAGCAGCTGCGCGGCCACATTTTCGACTTCCTCCGGAGAGGAGAATTTACGGAACAGGATCCAGTTCCACAGCACATTCAGTACGGCTTTATAAACCTGCTGAAACTCGGTTTCGTCCATATTCGCAAAAGCGATGGATTTCGCCCGACGCCCGTGGCTACCGTCCGGATAAATATGCTCGGTGTAAAATCCGGCCTGAATGGTTACCCACTCGCGGAAAGCGTCAAACGACTTTAGCAATGCCGTATCCCGGGTTCTGCGTGTTGCAACTGTATTCAGATATTGCTCTGCGGCTTCGCTCAGAGCTGGTGTATGTTCCCGACCTACTGATTCGCACAGGTAATCAACGAAGCCTGATACCAGTTTTCGTTCGCGAGGCGTGATCGCCCCACCGACCGGAGTCCAGTAATCGAATCCCAGTTGCAGGAGTTTGAAAAAACGCTTGTGGAATGCGTAGTTACGCACACGCTTAAAGTCTGCGTGTATCCACTCACCTATTTTTATTTGATGCAAAAAATCGCAACTCTCCGGCGTCGCCGGGAGAAGTAATCCTGAAGAGGTTTGTTTGACCAGTTGTATATGCGCCATCGTAGTTCTCCGCTGGCGCAGTAGAATGGGTGTTCAGCCCGTTATGTAGTATACCAGAATTAATGCCAATACTAACAGGATGCTCTGACTCGCAATTCATCCAGCAGTTTATCATTTCCCATAATGTCACTTACCCTCATCGGTAAAAAAATTGCCTTTCGACCATTACGATACATCATTGATTTTTTGGTTTCAGGGAAGTAATCCATTTCGACTATAATTGACAGGTCATCACGACGTATGACTGCATATTTGCTACTAAATAGTTTCTTTATTTTTTCCACGATGCCTCCAGGTTTATAAGTACAAACGGTTATATTCACATAGAGACAAAAATATTAATCTGAAAAATATTTATTTCACGTCGTATATTTGATTATTTAATGTGCAGGTGCAATGACTTTTATTTTTTGTTGTGTATATAATCAAATATATGGTTATTTTTCACCCTGCGCATTCAGCGCGCAACAAAAAACCCGCCGAAGCGGGTTTAGTGCGGGTGCGTTGAGGATGCCTGACACATGAGAGGTGGCGAGGGATTTCTCCCCCGCCTGGTCTCTTACTCCTCAGATTCGTAAGCTGTGAAGACAGCGAACTCCGTCTGGCCGGTTCGGATTCGTACCTCGCAGAGGTCTTTCCTCGTTACCAGTGCCGTCACCATGACGGTTAAACAGATGACGATCAGGGCGATTAACATCGCCTTTTGCTGCTTCATAGCCTGCTTCTCCTTGACCTTTCGGTCCGTAAGAGGCTAATCTCTATGTGTCGCATAGATATGGCCTCAGATTAATGTTAAGCGTCTTGCAGGACGCGTAATGTTAACTGGGGCTTTTCTCTGTCTGCCTTACAGTGGCATGCCCGAGGCAGACAGCCTCAAGCACCCGCAGCAATCTTACCGACACCGATAAGAAAACGCTATTTTTTATTGCCAGCACCATCTATCCAGGCTAATTTATCTGCGTCAGAACGGCGCAATGCGCTCGCCTGAGATACGTTTACTTGCCATGGTAACAACAGATAACGGCAATTGTTGTTTCTGTTTTGTTTCCTTCAAAAACCCCGGACCATCAATCCGGGGTTTTTGTTTGTTATCCCCAGCGGCAAATCGAATACACCACCAGCGCCACCGCCATTGCAATTCCTACCGTTGTGAACGCTTCAGGCCAGGTCATTGATTCACCTCCTGCGGTGGTTCCGGTAGTGGCATCCAGTGAGTTGAGCTCTCTACTTCGACGCCGTCTTTGTCCACAAAAGCCATCTTATTCCCGCCACGAGTGGGACAAAAAACCTTGTCCCAGGAACCGGGGAATACATTCCCGAGATCATCGCACAGAATCACATCGCAATATTCAGCAGGAACTGCATCACTACAGCTTATCCAGCCAGCCGGAACTCCCGGAGAGCTGGTTGACGTTTCCGAGATTTCCCGAAAATTGCTGGTTGACGAATCTTTATTTTCCCGAAAGTTTCCGGCCTGAAGCATGGCGACTCGGCAGGCGTTCCAGCCATCAGCATATGTTTCAGTTACACCGTCGAGATGGCAGGTAAGCAAATCCATTTCATCCGGCACTATCAGCACCGGCTGGACGGTGACATTGGCAAAGGCAGCACGCAACCCTGTTTTAATTTCTTCGATTTCATCAGAGCCAAGCGATGAGTCAGAAAGCGCATGGTGAAATGCGTAAGCCATGTCGTCGTTGATTTCTACAGGCACACTATCAGCCTTGCGGCGCTCCTGTAGCTCGCGCAGAGCCGCTACAACATAATGGCTATTGTGCTGGTCAGCCCACAGAATGAGCCGAATCAACGTTGCATTTGAAACGTATTCGTCTGTTTGTTTGCTATTGGTAAAAGTGGTCATGCCGTAGCCCCTTCTTGATATTTTTCAAACCAGAACACAACCGGGTCAGGTTTCATTTCAACCAATCCCATGCGAACCAGCGCTTTGCCTTTCCCGGATGCAAGGAATTCACGACGACCATCACTGATAATTCGCCGGTAATCTTCCAGGCTGCTGCAATGCTTGTGCAGATTGCATGGGTGGCATGCCGGAACCATGTTGGATATATCGTCACGTTCCTGGTGAAGCATATTTCCAGCAAAACGAATGACCGGTTTTACATGGTCTGCATGCCACTTTTCGCCAAGTTCGCAGCCGCAATAAGCACAGCGACCGCCGAACTTCATGCGCAGCTCTGCACGTTGTTTTTTCGTCAGTGCCATTTCAGTTTTCCTTATATGGATTAATTTTATTGTGCAGTGTATTGAACGACGCCCGTACCACGTCGTTATACAATTCAATAACTGGCTCAATTATTTTCCCGATTGCCCAGACAAAAATTAGCGGGGATATCGGTGTCATCAACACGATAAACAGAATGAGAAACAAAAATTCTGTCGCTCTACTTTTTCGCGGATATTCTTTTCTGAATAATGTAGGCACATCACTCTCCTTTGTTGCCAATGTTTACAGCCTGGCAGGCCTCCTTGAGTACCCAGTCAACAGCGTCTTTCCATGCTCCGGTTTCAGCTGGCGGATTCTCACACTTTACCTGTTCATAAAAGCGCACGGCTTTAACCAGTCCTTCTGATGTCACCGGAACTGGCGGGGCAGTGAATAAGGCCTGAATCTCATAGCTCGGCCTGTCGTTGCAATCTTCTTTTGTCGGGACATATTTCCAGTCACCAGCCCACTGCTTCCCCTGAAAGTCCGTAACGCCTTTTTTCACGTAGCGATATCGCCATGCAACTGGTTTTGCCTGCTCTGCCGTTTCATGCCCTTCCTGATAATTAATCTCGCTCATTCATCGCCCCACTCATCACAATATGCTTCGACCGGAGTTTTCCCTGCTTCATAATCATCACGCCATGCTTCAGCATCAGCGCCACTTCCACCGCGTAACTCTGCATAATCCATTAACAGTTCATGCCATTCTTCAAAACTGGCGTTATATTTAGTTGAACCAAAATCAGCCATTTTGTTCTTCCTCTTCGTCTTTTATTTCGTGGTATGAGTAATTGCAGTGGTTAAAGAAAATATCTTTAGCTTCATCCTGTATTTCATCTGGTGTCGCATCATCATCCACTTCGAATTCATCCTCGAAATCTCCACCGGCTATTCCCGTTTCAATAATTATTTTGAACTTTCTCATTTCACTACCGCCCTTTCGGGCGGCCTCCTGATGTTCTGAGGGTGCAGAAACCCCTCCGGTTAAGGATTAAATTTTATTTACAGTGAAAAATTTAATTATTCTGGAGCGCGAAGCTGTTCCGCACAGTGCAGCAGCGCATCAGTCGCTTCCTTAAGCGTCACAGTGTCGCCATCATCCAGTCCTGCAATTTTTGCGTGCCTGACAAACGCCGCGCAAAGGTCGTTAAACGCCCCTGCCCGAACATCCGCCAGAAAAGCGTTAGCAGCAGCCAATTCCTGGTAGTCAATCTTGCTCACTGGTTGCCTCCTTTGCGAAGCTGAGCGGCTAACTCGTCACATATGTGCGTCAAAGAGCAAAGTTTGATTGATGGGTGTTCGCGCATCATCTCAACCCCCTGCGCCCGTACTTCAGCCAGGAAAGCGTCGGTGGCTGGCATATTTCCTGTTGCCTTCATGGCCTCCAAAATAACCAGAACGCCATCTCTCCCAACCTCCTCACAGATAACCTCAGTGTTGTCGCCAACAACATCGCAGAATGCCTGAACTGCTTTACGAGCCAGCTCATTCTCCGCCGCCAGCGTCATGCGTTTTTTCTCAAGTCGGAAAATTTCAGTCACGTATTTGGCGTTTTCACCACCCTTGATTAACTCGTTAATTCGTTTGCTTTTAATTTCCAGTTCATCCAGCAGTTCCAGCACAACCTGAGGTGTGGCTTTCATACGAAATGCCAGAAATTTTTGTGGTGTGGCTGCTATTTTTATTGCTTCTGCCGCCTCACGCAGCGCCTGATAGTTAATTTCGCTCACAGGTTTCCTCCTGGCAAAGCTGGGCGACAATATCGCGATATTTATTCAGCTCCCGCAGCGCGGCACAGACTCGCTCCCATTTCCGGATATCACTTTTCGCCCGACGCAGTTCGCGATTTGCCTGTCGCAGCGATGGCAGAACCAGATTATCCACTCGCTTCTCAAGCGGCTGCACAATGTCTGCCACAGTTTCTGTTTTAATATCTTCCTGTGTTGCAGCTTCCTGTACTGGTAACGCAACACATGCAGGCTGAGGAAAGGCTTTACCATCAGTTTCCGCTACCGATGCCGCTTTCGGCTCTGCTGGTAAATTACCGCCCGGCATGCAGTAACGAAATTTACCGTTCTGATTAACACGAATCAGACGACCTTTGCTGATTGCCATTGCCAGCGTTGAAGCCACTTTGCGGGATGTTGTACCGAACAGCGTAGCCAGTTCATCCGCCGTTTGTGGTCCGCGTTGTTCAATCGTCGCGGTTAAATCGTACTCTGAGATTTTCGCCACTGTCGCCGTGGTGGTTTCTTCCGGCTGTTCTTCTGGCGCTGGCTGTTCCTGCTGAACGTTGTTATCAGCCACACGCCAGGTGTATACGCTTTTATCAACGAAGCCAGCCTTTTTCAGTTCCCACAGCTCGTTCAGTACTTCTTCACGACTGATATCAAGTCGCGCAGCCAGCTCTACCGACGTGGCTTTTCCCATTGCTTTCAGTGCGTCAAAAACAGTCTCCATTAAAATTTCCTCCCGGTAAAAATTACTTCTCAATTCCTGGATGACCAACATTCGGACGCCAGCTCTCCCAGTTAAAATTCACCCATCGCCCGCCGTTCATGGTCATGCGATCCATAATCCGCTCGCCGAGCAATGTTTTCATGGCCTCATAGTTCAGGTTTGTCAGCATCCCCACGCTGCGCATCGACGCTGTCCGGCGATCAACAATCTGGTGCAGTACCACCTGCTCGTTTTTCGTCTCGCGCTGAATGCCAATTTCATCAAGAACCAGCAGATCCACTTCGCACAGTTCCCGCAAAAATTTTTCGCCTGACTGCCCGTCGTCATAGCTGGCGTGCAGGGCGCTCATAACATCAGCCACGGTAACCACAATCACTGTCTGACCGTCTTTCAGCAGGCGATTCCCGATAGCTGCCGCTAAGTGATTCTTCCCGGTACCAGGTTTTCCGCTGAACGCAAAATTTGTACACCCGGTCATCAGTTCATCGGCGATGGATTTCGCCTGGCTTAACGCGTATCGCTGGCCGTCGTTCTGCACCTGGTAATTCGCAAACGAGCATTTACGGTGCAACGGCTGGATGCCTGAGCGATTCAGAATTTTTTCCACCCGCAACTGGCGATTCAGGCGGTTGATCTCCTCGCTACGTTTCTGGCCTTCAGCAAGTTGCCACTCGCGCCACTCCGCTACCGTTCTGAATGGGGCGGTTACATGTGGTGGGGTCAGTCTGCGGATACGCTCCAGAACGCCGCCTGTCGCAATATTTTTCATGGTCTGTTACCCCCTGAAGCCTGGCGGGATCGCACTATCCGGCAACGAGACGGTGTTAACCTGTCGGAGCAACGTCTCAGGCCGAACACCTTTCGGTGCGAACAAGCCCTGGTATTCATTGGCGATGCTGTGTCGAATCACCTGCTCAGGTGTAAAACCCTGCTGACGGAATTTTTCCAGTTCCCGTATCGCCCCGTTAGCGCCCTGCTCCGTTCGAATCGGTTTTCGCAATGCCTGTCTGAACCGGACCCACTCATGCCAGAGTGTTTCCGGCAACCAATCGGGCAGCTCAATAGCCTCCGGCTCGAATTTTTTAGACGCTCGTTTTTGGCGAGGGGGATTTAGGGGGAGATCAGTATTTATATCTTCCTCTTCCTCTTCCTCTGGTAACGCTTTTTGATCCGTTTGTGTAACGCTGCCAGCGTTACCTTTTCGTTTCAGTTCGCGTATTTTTGTAACTCGCTCGTTTGTAACCGCCCGTTTTTTAGAGCTTTTTCCGTTATGACGTTCAAAGTTAGGTAGAGAAAGCCCACCGTCATTTTCGACCAGCCATCCAACCTGAATTAACGCATCAGCAAAACCAGCCATAAAAGTGATGCGGTCTATTGCACTTTTTGTAACGCCGCGAGCGTTACAATCTGCATTACCGTCTATCATTTGTTGATCCGCCCATGCCCAGAAGCGAATAACCTTCCCTAATGCGGCATCTGGATCAATATTCAGAATCTCAGCAAGCCTGAATATTTCCGGCTTATCCGGCGTAATAACCTCGAGCTTTATCCAGTTTGAAGCCATTTGTTTTCACCTTGTAACGCTCGCAGCGTTACATTTAACTGATACCGAACAAAACAATCCGGCACGATTAATTTCAATCAATGCACTACGACAGAATCGCCGGGCGACCCACCACCGCTGAAATGTGCTTTCCGGTAAACGGCCTGGACTGCATCATCATGCGCATCAATTGCCGTACTCAACGCTTCCTGCGCCGCCAGTAATGCACGGCGTTCCAGGGTATCGAAGATGCAGAGTCGGTGACGCAGCTCGCGCGGAAGAATTGCCAGAACCGCAGGGATCAGTTTCTGAATTTTTTCCCTTTGCGCTTTCGTTTCACCTTTCAACCAACGGTGATAGATATTCTGCTGATTGTTCCAGTCCTTGCCTGGTACAAGGGGCAATTCGCCGCCCCCCTGGCGCAGATATTCTTCAGTAATTGCGTTAGCGACCCACGCCTGCCCTTTTTCGGCTGCCAGGGCTAACAACACTGATTCGATGTGCTCATGCCTGATTTTCATGAATCAACCGCTCCTATGCTGTTTTCGCTATGCTTACCGTCTGGGGGGAATACATCGTCAAGTCCACAATGAGCGCCAAGCCGATTAAGGGTAGAAACAATTTTTCTGCACTCCTCTAGTCCAGGGGTACGAAAATTTGCTTCGTAATTTGCCAGTCGGCTTTGTATCCACCCTAACTGAACAGCAAGTTGTCTTTGAGACAGCCCAAGCTGTTTTCGATATGTTGAAATTTTGTTCATTGAAAACCTCCAATGACAATTTTAAACACATCTTGTGTTATATGGTCAAGCTGTTTTGTGTTTTATATAAATCACGATTCGTGATACAAGGATGCAATGGAAAAAGAAAACGAAAAAATTGCCGCTAGTAGGCTCAATGACAAAATTGCAATGCGTCTTAAAGAGCGCAGGCAGAAGCTTGGTTTATCTCAAGGAAAACTTGCTGAAATCTGCGGATGGACGCAATCGCGTATAGGTAACTATGAGGCGGGCAGCAGAAATGTTGGAGTGCATGACGCTGTCGTATTGGGAAAGGCACTTGGCATATCTCCTCCTGAGCTCCTCTTTGGAGAACAGGAATCTTCTGAATTGTGGTTAAATGAATCCCAACGAAAACTTCTTGAGTTGTTTAACCAGCTACCGGGCTCAGAACAACAACGAATGATTGAGCTATTTGAAGTCCGGCTAAAAGAAATCGATGAGTATGTAGAAAAATATTTGAGAGGCAGGCTTAAAGATAATCCCCCACCGGAGTAATGATCTTGCTATCACAGTAATATGCCAATCAGCCCGCTATCAGCGGGCTTTTTTTGTACCATCATCATATGACACCCACCACAAAACACATTTCGTGTTGACACAAGAAAACGCATTGTGTTTAATAAGCATATCCAAACAACGCCCTACCAGAGAACGGCAGGACAATACCTCGAGTTATCCAGCCACTGAACAGGGCTAAGTAGCCAGCCTGAGGCATACGAACATGACGGCAGTTGTTGATTGATACAAAGCGCAGTAGATAAAACGTTCCGCCACCCGGCGTTAAGGGGAAATGAGGTCAACATGGATACTATCGATCTTGGCAACAACGAATCTCTGGTATGTGGCGTGTTTCCCAATCAGGACGGCACATTCACCGCCATGACGTATACCAAAAGCAAATCGTTTAAAACCGAAGCTGGCGCACGTCGCTGGCTTGCCAAAAATACCAGCTAAACCATTTATTGGATTAATTCAATATTCTTGCTGTAGGGGTATAGCCGAGGCCACCAAAGCCCGGAGGTGGTGAAATAAAACCGGGCACAACACGAAGGCGCATTTCCGGTATCCATAAAGAGTCGGTCTTGTCTGTTAAATTTAAATGGTGGGAGTGCGCCTCCGGTTGTAAATAACGACATTGCTATGTGTAGTCTTTGGCGGCATCAGTTCTACTCCGTGGCTGCCCTGCCGCCCCTTTTTAAAGTGAATTTTGTGATGCGGTGAATGCGGCTAAGCGCACGCGGCACAGTTAAAAGCATCAGTGTTATGGGTGGATTATCCGGCGTTAATTGTTAACTGGTTAACGTCACCTGGAGGCACCAGGCACCGCATCGACAAAATTCATTTGTAAAAATGGAGATAATTATGATTGCTCATCACTTCGGAACTGATGAAATACCACGTCAGTGTGTGACCCCTGGCGATTATGTTCTTCATGAAGGTCGGACATATATCGCCTCGGCAAACAATATTAAAAAGCGAAAACTTTATATTCGTAGCCTGACTACAAAAACATGCATTTCTGACTGCATGATTAGAGTCTTCCTCGGTCGTGATGGTTTACCTGTAAAGGCGGAGTCATGGTAATGACTAAGAAAATAAAATGTGCTTATCACCTTTGCAATAAAGAAATTGAAGAAAGCAAAATCATTACAAGACCACTTCATTTCATGCGTGGAGTTATACCAACGACGGAAATGAAAAAATATTGTAGTGAAATCTGTGCCGAAAAAGACCAGATGGCACACGAACTTTAATTAACTGACTATCCGAAACTGAATTTATGCCAGCAATGGCAGGGATTCGCTCAACCTTAATTAAGGAGAAAAACATGATTACCAGTTATGAAGCCACTGTTGTTACTACTGATAACATTGTTCACGAAGTTACCCTGGAAGGAAAGCGTATTGGCTACGTGATTAAGACAGAAAATAAAGAAACCCCATTCACTGTGGTTGATATCGACGGTCCATCAGGCAACGTTAAAACACTTAACGATGGTGTTAAAAAAATGTGTCTGGTGCACACAGGAAAGAATCTGCCCGCAGAAAAAAAGCCGAATTTCTGGCAACTCTGATTGCAATGAAATTAAAAGGTGAAATCTGAAAAAAAGAAAGCCTGCACACTGTGCAGGCCTGAGTGAAGAACCTGGGACATTTATTCATCACTCGCATTAATTTTAATCTGAGTTGAGGTTAAAAAACAATGAGCACCGATAAACAAGTTTACCCACTGTATTACGAAGCAAAAAATGACAAAGTAAGAAAACGTCTCGGTATTAAAGGCGGTTTCTACTGGGCTGAAGCGAAAAAATTATCCATTGCCATCTCCCGTGGTGCTGTTGCGATTGACGATGCTGGCTACGATGAAGATGACTTTAAAAAACCTGTTCGCGTCAACTTGCCCGTTGTTGATGACCTTCCACCAGAAGGCGTATTTGATACGGAATTCTGCAACCGTTACGAAAAAGGCGGGGAAGATGGCATCACAATGGTATTTATCGCGCCCTCATCCTCTGCGCAGGACAAACCAGCCAGCACTGACAATACCAATGTTAATGGCGAAGACATGACGGAGATTGAGGAGAATATGCTACTCCCGATTTCCGGTCAGGAGCTGCCCATTCGCTGGCTTGCTCAACACGGCAGCGAAAAACCGGTAACGCACGTTTCACGCGACGGACTACAGGCATTACACATTGCACGAGCTGAAGAACTACCAGCTGTTACTGCCCTGGCTGTTTCCCACAAAACCAGCCTGCTCGACCCGTTGGAAATTCGCGATCTCCACAAACTGGTGCGTGATACTGACAGAGTTTTCCCTAATCCAGGCAATTCAAGCCTGGGGCTGATGACTGCTTTTTTCGAAGCATACCTGGACGCAGACTACACCGATCGCGGTCTGCTGACAAAAGAGTGGATGAAAGGAAATCGTGTTTCACGCATCACGCGCACGGCTTCCGGCGCTAATGCTGGCGGCGGGAACCTCACCGATCGCGGCGAAGGTTTCGTTCACGATCTGACGTCACTGGCGCGCGACGTAGCCACTGGCGTACTGGCTCGTTCAATGGACGTGGACATTTATAACCTTCATCCGGCACACGCTAAACGTGTCGAGGAAATTATCGCTGAAAATAAACCGCCCTTTTCTGTTTTCCGCGACAAATTCATCACCATGCCTGGCGGGCTGGATTATTCCCGCGCCATCGTGGTTGCGTCCGTAAAAGAAGCACCAATTGGGATCGAGGTTATCCCCGCACACGTCACTGAATATCTTAACAAAGTACTGACTGAAACTGATCATGCCACCCCTGATCAAGAAATCGTGGATATTGCCTGCGGTCGTTCCTCTGCCCCGATGCCGCAGCGTGTAACAGAAGAAGAAAAACAGGATGATGAAGAAAAACTGCAACCATCTTGCGCAATGGCAGATGAACAGGCAACGGCTGAAACAGTGGAACCGGATGCAACTGAACATCATCAGGACACGCAGCCGCTGGATGCTCAGTCACAGGTAAATTCTGTTGATGCGAAATATCAGAAACTGCGGGCAGAACTCTATGAAGCCCGGAAAAACATTCCGCCCAAAAATCCTGTCGATGCAGACAAATTACTGGCTGCCTCTCGCGGAGAATTTGTTGAAGGGATTAGCGACCCGAATGATCCGAAATGGGTTAAGGGGATCCAGACCCGCGATTCTGTGTACCAGAATCAGCCAGAAACGGAACAGAACGACCCAAATACGCAACAAAACGAGCCAGAAACGAAACAGCCTGAGCCAGTAGTGCAACAACAGGAAACGGAGAAAGTTTGCACCGCCTGCGGTAAGGCTGGCGGCGGCAACTGTCCTGACTGTGGCGCGGTGATGGGCGACGCAACGTATCAGAAAACCTTTAATGAAGAAAATCAGAATGAATATCAGGAAAAAGGTCTGGAGGAAATGGAAGGTGCTGAACATCCGCACAAGGAGAACGCTGGCAGCAATCCGCATTGCGATTGCAGTGATGAAGCTGGTGAAACGACAGCACCTGTAGTAACTGAAATCATGTGGCCGTCATATTTCGAGCCTGGCCGCTATGAAAACCTCCCGAACGAGGTTTATCACTCCGCCAACGGAATAAGCAGCACAATGCTGAAGGATGCCCGCATCAGCCTGATGTATTACCACGGACGGCACATTGCCGGAACTATTCCGGGCGAGGAAAGTGATGCATTGCTGCGTGGGCGGATTATTCACAGCTATGTTCTGGAAACGGATAAATTCGCTGATGAGTATGCCATCCCGGTACCGGTTCCTGAATATGTGGTTACTACTTCTAACGAACTGATCGCCATCATTAAAAAACACAATGCCAGTCTGCCAGCACTGATGACACCAGAGCAGATGAAAGAGTGGATCGAAAGCTACAACAGCACTCTTATACAGCCACTGTCGGTAAGTGCCGGGGCCGAAGAAACAGGCATCCTTTACGGTTCGCTTCCGGAGGAATTCCGGCGTATTCCTGAGGGGGAAAAACACACAGCATCAGCAATGAAAGCCTGTATTAAAGAATACAACGCAAGCCTCCCTCCTCTGCTGAAAGCCAGTGGAACACGAGAGCAGCTCCTGGAGCAAATTGAAACTGTAGATCCAGAACTGGCAAAAAAAGAACGTGCTAAATCTTTGCCTTACAACATCAGTGGCACAAAAGAGCAATTAACCGAAATCGCCCGGAAAATTCGCCCGGAACTGGTAACACTGGAGGACTGGCAAAAACGCCAGCAAGAAGAAAACGCCGGGAAAACGTTTATCAGTCCGGATATGTATGAACAGGCAAAAAATATTCACGCAGCACTGCAAAACAATACTGATGCAGCAAGGCTACTCAACCACCCGGATCGCAAATCTGAAATCAGCTATTTCGGGTTTGATGAAGAAACCGGGCTGGAAATCAGGGTCCGTCCTGATATCGAAATCCGGCTGCCATACGAAAGCATTTGCGCCGACGTGAAGTCAGTCAGCCTCGGTTATGTGCGACAGGAACGACTGAAAGATCGCCTGCACCGTGAAATTATTGAACGTGATTATCACCTCAGCGCAGCAATGTATTGCGATGTGGCAAACCTGGACAAATTTTTCTGGATCTTCGTCAACAAAGATGCTGGCTATCACTGGGTGGCCGTCGTGGAAGCCTCGCAGGAACTCCTGGAACTTGGTCGACAGGAATATCGCCGGACACTACGACAGATAAACGAAGCTCTGGAGACAAACAACTGGCCAGCACCGATTACCGAAAGTTATACCGACGAATTAAACGACTTTGATCTTCGTCGTCTTGAAGCACTGAGCATCTGAGGAAGGACACAATGAACGAATTAACTCAACAAGAAAATATTAACTCTAATGTTGCGGTTTTCAGCCCTCAGTCCCTGGCTGCAATTCAGACATTTTCCCAGGTAATGGCTTCCGGCATGGCTACTGTACCGGAACACCTCCGGGGAAATCCATCAGACTGCATGGCCATCACCATGCAGGCGATGCAGTGGCAAATGAACCCTTACGCAGTAGCTCAGAAAACTTTCGTTGTGAATGGTATGCTCGGATATGAAGCGCAACTGGTTAATGCCGTAATCAGTACTCGTGGGCCGCTAACCGGGCGTATTGAATATGACTGGTTCGGGCCGTGGGAAAAAATTATCGGGAAATTTGAAATCAGGAAGAACGACAAGGGGAAAGAATATCGTGTACCTAGCTGGAAGCTGGCCGATGAAAACGGGATCGGAGTTCGCGTCCAGGCAACACTACGCGGAGAGAGCAAGCCACGCGTACTGGAGTTACTTCTGGCACAGGCCAGAACACGTAACTCAACGTTATGGGCCGATGATCCTCGCCAGCAGCTTGCCTATCTGGCACTGAAACGCTGGGCGCGCCTTTATTGCCCTGAAGTGATTCTTGGAGTGCACACCCGGGACGAACTGGACGAACCACAGGAAAAAATCATTAATCCGGTTCAGGAACATAAAAATACATCCGCCTGCCGTGCGGAACGTGAAACAACAATTATTGAGCAGGATGCCGGGGAAAACTGGATCAGTGCTTTCCGTGAACGTATTGAGCAGGCACAAAGCACCGGAGAAACAACATCACTTCGCCAGGAAGTGGAAGATCATAAAAATACACTTGGCGCTCTCTACACAGAACTTAAAGGAAAAGTGGTTCAGCGTCATCACCGTCTCAATGCTATTGCCCGTATTGAGACGATGATAAATGACCTGCCTTCATCAGGTGATCCAGAAGCAGAACAAAAATTTATTGCTCTGGAAAATACGCTGAATGCTGCACGACCACATCTGGGAGAATTATATGAGGCGTATAAAACGACACTGACAGATATGAAACCAGAATATATCGGCTCCTGATATTTACTATGGCGGTGTAGCCTCACCGCCATAACAAAACTTTATTTTATGAGAGAAAAGACAATGCGGTATGAAAAAGTCAAACCATGTCCGTTTTGTGGTTGTCCATCAGTAACGGTGAAAGCCATTTCAGGATATTACCGCGCAAAGTGTAACGGATGCGAATCCCGAACCGGCTATAGTGGAAGTGAAAAAGAAGCACTCGAAAGATGGAATAAACGAACTACTGGAAATAATAATGGAGGTGTTCATGTATAAAATTACTGCCACTATTGAAAAGGAAGGTGGCACTCCTACTAACTGGACAAGATATTCAAAATCTAAATTAACGAAATCAGAATGCGAAAAAATGCTCTCAGGGAAAAAAGAAGCAGGCGTTTCCAGAGAGCAGAAAGTAAAGCTGATAAATTTTAATTGCGAGAAACTTCTGTCCTCGTGAGTTGCATTATATACAAATTAGAACTTCATAGCTGATTATTAAAAATCAACCACATCCGCCAGTATTCTGTATATTTACTGGCTGGCGGTCATATCGTAAGAGGTATGGCAATGAATCTTGTGACACTCAAAACGTGGGGAAAACTCAGATATCCGGATAACCCACCATCAATATCAACGCTGAGACGATGGGCAAGGAATGGAAACATTTATCCTGCACCTGAACTACACGGGAGGAGTTACAGGGTGGTTCCGGAGGCTTTCTATATCAACCCAAATAAGGTTGATACCGATATAACACACCATCAGCCTAATGGGCGACAAGGGAGAGACAGTCCGTTACTGGAGAAGTTAAAACATGCAGCGGAAAAAATACGATCCCAATTTGCCTAAAAACTTAACATATCGAAGGAGGGACAAAGCATATTACTGGCGCAACCCTCTGACGAAAGAAGAATTTACACTAGGTAAAATTTCAAGAAGAGATGCAGTAGCGCAGGCAATTGAAGCAAATCATTATATATACAAAAACTACTCTCCTGCTGCCTTAATTGAAAAGCTTAAAGGGTTCGACTCATTTACTATGGCAGACTGGATTGAACGTTACAAAACGATTCTTATAAGGAGAAAAGTGTCCAGAAATACTTATAAAATTCGGGTAAATCAACTGGAGACAATAAAAGAAAAATTGGGGGAAATTTTACTGACAGAAATAACCACTCGCCATATTGCCGAGTTTCTTGATTTGTGGATTGAAGGAGGGAAAAACACAATGGCAGGATCAATGCGTTCTGTGTTGTCTGATATGTTTCGTGAGGCCATTGTTGAAGGACGTATATCTCAAAATCCAGTAACGCCAACAAGAGCACCGAAAATAGTAGTTACAAGAGAACGACTGAAACTAAAGACATACAACTGCATCAGGGAGGCAGCAGATCAACTTCCGGCATGGTTCCCATTAGCTATGGATTTAGCCCTTGTAACAGGACAACGTCGCGAAGACATAACGAATATACGGTTTAGTGATATTTATGATGATCGTCTCCACATCAGGCAAATTAAGACAGGAATGATGATTGCTATCCCCCTGTCACTCAGCCTTCCTGTCGCTGGTCTACGGCTTGGTACAGTAGTTGAACAGTGCCGCCTGGTAAGCCGGGGAGATTATCTAATCAGTGCCGGGATTAGAAAAAACAGCCCTGACGGCAGCATTCACCCGGATGGCCTGACAAAAAAATTTGTCGCAGCCAGAAAATTAACAGGTATCCAGTTCAGTGAAAACCCACCAACTTTTCACGAGATCAGAAGTCTGGCTGGACGATTGTACAAAGAAACATGTGGAGAAGAATTTGCTCAGCGTCTACTTGGCCACACATCGGAGAAGACAACAAAAATGTATCTTGATGAGAGAGAAAAAACGTACTTACTGCTCTGATTTTAACGTAAATGGATTGTTAAATGTATTTTGGTTGTGATATAACCAAAAAAGACCGGAATACAGAAATTCGAGTAAATTTCGGGGAATTTCGGGAAGACGTTTGCAACTGATTGATTTTAAATACAATTAAAAAAAGACCGAATACGATTCCTGTATTCGGTCCAGGGAAATGGCTCTTGGGAGAGAGCCGTGCGCTAAAAGTTGGCATTAATGCAGGCTTAGTTGCCTTGCCCTTTAAGAATAGATGACGACGCCAGGTTTTCCAGTTTGCGTGCAAAATGGTCAATAAAAAGCGTGGTGGTCATCAGCTGAAATGTTAAAAACCGCCCGTTCTGGTGAAAGAACTGAGGCGGTTTTTTTATTGGAAATCAAAAGGCTATTTTAGGTAATTAACAGAGTTTTTCAGCTCGTTCTATAAACGGTGCCAGACTCATTTTTTCGCCGGGATTGTTAGGATCATCAATCTGAATCACCGAAATGGGTTGGGCTTTAGTCTTCCCACTGGCAACTTCCTTTTGTGCGATATCGTTTAAAGGATACTGCACGAGGGTACTTGGGTTGATGACATACAAAGCATTACCCGGTCGGCAAGTCAGCATCACCTCTTCGCGATTAAACGCCCATTTGTCTTTACCCACTTCAAAACGGCTGACGGTAATCACCTGCGGTGCAGCCAGCGCCGCTGCAGAACTGGTGAGTAACAGAAACGCCAGAATACTTTTTTTCATCAT